AGAATCTGCATCTAACAATGCTGCTAAGGCTTTAAATTGGATTGACGAACATAAGTCAGAAATCAAATGTAATTTCACTAGAGTAGGATTAAAAAGAGCCTCTATGCTTAAAAACAAATCTAAACTAAGTTGGGACACTATTGGCAGAATGGCTAGTTTTAATAGGCATAAAAAAAATTCTGAAGTTAGTGCTGAATTAAAAGACACTCCTTGGAAAGATTGTGGTTATTTAGCCTGGTTGCTTTGGGGGGGTACTAGTGGTATCAACTGGGCTATTGAAAAAATGAAAACTAAAGACAAATATAAACAGGTTTTCAAAATACAGAATGAAGAAAAGAGAATAGTTAGCGGCTATTTTATGAAAGCTGATCTACCTATAATAAGACTAAATGAAGACAATGAAAAATATTATGTAGTATTTAGAAAAGAAACAATAGAAAAGATAGTAAATAAATTTTTTAAGAATGGTCTTAATGCTAACGTAAATCTAATGCACGATAATAATTTAAAAGCAAAAGGTGTTTATGTAATAGAGTCTTTAATAATAGATTCTAAGAGAGGTATCAAAGCTCCTAAAGGTTTTGAAGATGCTCCAGATGGCAGCTGGTGGGGTTCTATGAGAGTAGAAAATGATGAGGTTTGGCAAATGGTTAAAGATGGTTCTTTCAAAGGATTTAGTGTAGAGGGTATGTTTGGACAATCTAAGTCTATTAAATATCCTGTAAGCCTTATTAATAAGATTAGAGAGGTAGTAAAAAAATACATACAAAAAAAGAAAGATAATTTTGTTAGTATGGTAATTAATAAAGACTTTGCTATAATAGATGATAGACTAGCATACGCCTCAAAAGATATGGCTTTAAAAGCTGCTATGGATTTAGGTATTGAAGGAATACACGAACACGAATACGAGGGCCAAATTTGGTATATGGTTGGGGAAACACATAAAGCTAATATGTATAAAAAATGCCCTCCAGGATATGTGAAGAAAAACGGCAAATGTGTTAAGAAAAAAACTTATGCAGAAATAGGTCCTAAAGGCGGTGTTAAGAAATCACCTAAGGCACCTAAGTCAAAAACACCCAACAAAAATCCTAAAGGTAAAGGGAGTGCAAAAGGTAATGCTAAAAACACTAGAGGCGCAAAAGTAACTAAAGAAGATGAGGCTACGCTACAAAAAAAGTCAGATGATTTTAATGAAAGATATAAAGAAAAATTAGGTTATGGTGTTACGGTAGGACAACTGAAAACAGTTTTTCAAAGGGGTTTAGGTGCTTATAACACATCTCATTCGCCTAGTGTGAAAAGTGCAAAGCAATGGGCTTTAGCTAGGGTAAATGCTTATTTATATTTAGTCAAAAATGGAAGACCAGAAAACCCTAAATATACTACTGATTATGATTTATTACCATCAAAACACCCTAAGTCTAAAAAATAGTTACTAGTAAATTGTGCAACTATCAAAAATTTGTTATATATAATAGTATACAAAAATTATTTAATTATGAGTGAATTAAAAGAATTATTTAACGATATTAAAAATGTATTCAAAAACGAAGGTATTGATATTGAAAATGACTCTAAAGAATTTGCAGAAACTACTCACGAATTAACAGAAGAAACTAAAGAAGAGACTACAGAAGAAACTATACAAAAGTTTGAAGATGTTGTTTTAGCCGATGGTACAGTCGCACAGGTTGAGCCAGATGTCACTTTAGGTGCTGCTGTTGTTGTTGAGGTTGATGGTGAGCTTTTACCAGCCCCAGATGGTGACCACGAACTTAGTGACGGTAGAAAAATTACTACTGAAGCTGGGGTTATTGTTGCTATTGAGGAAGCTGAGGAAGCACCGGAAGTTGAGGAAGAGGCAGAGACTGAAGAGGAAGAGGAAATGTCAGCACCTTTAACAGAAGCTCAGGAAAGAGAAGCTAAAAAGATTATTGAGTCTGTTGTGACTGAAAGAGTATTCTCTATGGAGGCTACTATTAGTGAAGAAAACAACGAACTTAAAAAAGAGATTGAAAATCTTAAAGAGTCTTTTTCAAAGCTTTTAGAATTAACTGAAAAGTTAATTACTGAGCCTGTTGGAAATGCAGTCGTTAAAAGAAATTCAGCGTTTAAATCGTTGAAAAAAGAAAACAAAAAAGACATTATTAGTCTTTTAAAAAATAAAAATATAATCAATTAAAAATTTAAAATTATGAGTTTTGATGTAAGTGCGCTTCCAGCGTATACGGACCAAAATGCGATGGATTTAATAGTTAAGTCTGTTGCTGGTGGGAAATTAGCACAATATGCTAATATTCAAGATGGTGTGAAAGGGCCAACTACAATTAATATCCTTTCAAGTGATGTTGTTTTTCAGGCTGATGGTTGTTCTAGAAGTGCAAGTGGTACTACTACTTTATCTCAAAGAACTATTACTCCAGGTGCTGTAGCAATTCACGAAGATTTATGTATGACAGATTTAGCTGCTAAATATACGGCTACAATGTTAAAACAAGGTTTAACTGGTGAAAAAGAGGAAGTACCTTTTGAAGAGTTGTATTTTGCTGAAAAAGTAGCTAAGTTGCAAAAAGCGATTGAGGTAGCTGACTGGCAAGGAGATACTACTTCAGGTACTGCTAATTTATCTAAGTATGATGGATTAAACAAAATTATTGCAGCAGCTACTGCTGTTAATGGCAACCCAACTTCAATAGCACAAGCTACAGGAATTACAGCGTCTAATGTTATTGGTATTCTAACAGGTATGGCTGAGTTAATGCCAGAAGATATTATGGATGCTGATGATTTAAAACTGTTTGTAGGAATGGATACTTTTTTAAAGTATCAAAAAGCTATTGCTGATGGTAACTATTTTCATTATGTAGTAGATGGTGAGTTCACTGCTGAGCTCCCACTAATTGGATTTCCTAATGTAACGGTTTGCGCTACTCCAGGTCTTTCTGGTTTAGCTACTGGTAACTGTTATTTAATGAGATCATCTAATATTTATATTGGTGTTGATTTACCAGACGAAGAGTCTAATGATGTTAGATCTTGGTATGATGATAATGATAGAATTTATAAAGTAACTATGGCTTTTAGAAGAGGTGTTAATGTAGCATTTCCAGACCAGGTTGTTGAATTCTTATTAGCATAAAATTAATGGGGGATTAAGTTCCCCCTTTTAAATAATTGTTAGCTGAAATGCTAACTAATTAAAAATAAAATAATTATGAGTTGTGTATTAGCAAGCGGAATGGCAAGGGATTGTAGTGATTCTCTAGGCGGTATTGAGGAAATACTTATTGCAGAAAGAGACAATGTCACTGCATTTACTTTGTCAAACCACGAAATTACTGCTATTACTCAGGCGGGTGCATCATCTTTTTTTAGGTATAATCTTAAAAAGGAATCTGGTAGTTTGACATCTACAGCAACTGTAGACCAAACAGCTGGTACTTCTTTTTATGATAATGTTTTAGCTTTTACAATTAATAAATTGACTGCTGCTAAAACTAATGAAATAAAAATGTTAATGTTAGCTAGACTTGCAGTAATAGTAAAAGATAATAATGGTAAATTTTGGGGATTAGGTTTCGACCAATTTGCTGAAGGAAGTGCTTTAGTTGCACAAACTGGACAGGCTTTTGGTGATCCTAACCAGTACCAAATTGAATTAATGGATAAATCGCAGTTACCTTGTTATGAGGTACAAGCCTCTGTTGTGGCTGGTTTAACGATTGCTTAATCGTTCTTTGTTGTATAAAAGAGGGGTATAACTACCCCTTTTTTTTAAATTTGTAAATTATGTTAAAAAAATCTTATATAGGTAAAACAATCGTTACTAAAGGCTTTAGGGTTTTAGTATGTGAAGAGAATATAGAATTATTAAAAAAGTTAGAAATAACTGAAGTATTTGCAGAAAAGAAAAAAGCAAAGAAAGATGTTAGTGATAAATAAAAATGCTACTACAAATATTATCACAACTTTGTGGGAGCTAACTACTTTAGAGGTACCATATTATTTATTTGAGTTTGAAAGCGATCAAACTAAAAGGAAATATTATACAGTAATGACTGATTTAACCACTAACAAATTTAGATATAATGAATTTAATTTTATAGAAGGTAGTTTTGATCCTACTAGCGGAAGTCTTATTTTAGGCTCTGCCGGTTTCTATAAATACAAAGTTTATGAGCAATCAAATCCATTCAACTTAAATCCAGATGGACTTAATGTAGTAGAGCAAGGTAAAATGAAATTAATAGATTCTACATACCAACCTACATTTAATCAACATACAGTTTCAACTAGTACTAACGTAGTATATAATCCAGCGCAATGAGTATAAAACTAATACCTATAAATTTTGGAGGTTATGAATTACCTGAGTTTAAAGAATCTAAAAAGGGTGACTGGTATGAATACGGCGTAGACAGACCATATAAAAATACATATCCAGATTATCTAACTAAACTATATAATGAGTCTAGTAAGCATAATCAAATCATTAATAGTAAAGTTAAGTTTATAGTAGGTCAAGGCTTTGTAGTAGATGAGAAACTATCGTTCACAGAAAAAGCTTATGTAGATGGCTTTTTAAGGATGCCTAATGAGGATGAGAATATTGATGAGCTAACATCTAAACTAGCTAAAGATAAAAAAGTTTATGGAGGTTTTAGCTTACAAGTTAGAATGTCTAAAAGTGGGAAAATAGCAGCTATTAATCACATAGATTTTTGTGATATTAGAGTAGGTGTTAATGATAACTTATACTATTATACTGATGACTGGTCTGCTAGAAATCCACAAAACAACAAAGATTATAAAATACTACAGCATTTTCCTTATGATGATAGTGCAAAACCTGAAATAGATTATTTAATTTACTACAAAGAATATAGACCAGATTTAGGAGTCTATCCTATGCCAGACTATACCAGTGCTATACCTTACCTGGAAAGTGATGCTGAGATAGCTAACTTTACTTTACAGAATATTAAAAACAATTTATCAGCTGGTTATGTTATTTCTTTTGCAAATGGACAACCTACTGAAGAGGAAATGCAATCTATTGAAAGAAGATTTAAAGACTATGCTACAGGAGCTGATAATGCTGGTAAGCCTTTGCTTTCATTTACAGACCAGAATAGTGACCACCCTCAAATACTACCTATTCCAGTCAATGGACAAGACGAAAGATTTATTAACCTAAACAACCAAATTAGAGAAGAAATATTTACGGCTCACGGTATTACTAGCCCTCAGCTTTTTGGAATTAAAGAAAATTCTGGTTTAGGTAATAATGCTGATGAGATTGCAGTAGCTAGTCAATTGTATCAAAACCTACAAATTGATCCTGAGCAAAAAATATTTAATGAACTAATAAACTCAATACTTAACTTTAACGGTATTAGTGGCCATCCTGTAAGACTACAAAAGATAGAACCAGTACAAAGATACTTTAGTGAAACTGCTGTCTTAGCAGTTATGACTCAGGATGAAATAAGAGAAAAAATTGGATTACCAGCTTTACAACCACAACAAAGAGTAGAGTTGAAAAGTGATGAAGATGATATTATATTTAATCAGTTAGAAGTAACTGGACTAGACGCTAATAGCTTAGAGGTGTTAAAAACTTATCATAAGCCTATTACTTGTATTGAAGATGCTAAAGAATTTGAAAAAGAAATAATTAAAGAGTCTTTTGCTATTACAAGTATATTGACAGAATTAGAAAAAAGCGTGTTATCTTTATTAATTAAGAATCCTAGTTTACCAATTACAGAGTTAGCTAGTGCTTTAAAAGTAGAACAAACGTTAATCAGTGAGGCAGTGTCTAACTTATTTGATGCTGGTGCTTTAGACAAAGATTTTAAACCTACTAAAGACGGTTTAGATAGTATTCAAAAACCTAAAGAAGAGACTTTCATAGTTTATAAATATATAGAAAGACCAGATGCGCCACCATTAAAAACACAAAGCAGACCATTTTGCAGAAGATTAATGCTATTAGCTACTACTAGAAGATATACACTACAGCAATTAGAATTGTTAACAAATGATTTTGGACAAACAGGAATTGATATATTTACTAAAAGAGGTGGGTGGTATAATAACTATCAAACAAATAAAATCACTCCTTTTTGTAGACATATTTGGGAAATGCAAATAGTAAGATTAAAAAAATAAATTATGGCAGTTTTATTCATATCAGAACAATACGTAAAGAACACTACATTAATAGATGAGAATGTAGATATGAGGTTAATATTACCTAGTATTAAAGACTGTCAAGAGTTAAGAATACATCCTATTTTAGGAACTCCATTATATGAAGATTTAAAAACTAAGATAACTGGCAGCACCTTAAACAGTGATGAGACTAATTTATTAGATAACTATATAGCACCTACTATGGCTCAGTGGGTTATGTATGAATGTTCAACTTCTATGTTATTTAAATATAGAAATAAATCAGTAGCAACTAAGAATAGTGAAAACAGTAATCCTATAGACTATCAAGATTTACAGTATTTAAGAGATGAGTGGAAAAACAAAGCAGAGGAAAGAGAGGCTAGGCTAATAAACTTCTTATGTGAAAATGATAATTTATTTCCTAAGTACAAAGAACATTCAGACGATTTAAATCCTAGAAAGACAGCTTTTCAAACTAGCTTTTATTTAGGTGGTGGTGGTAGTAGTTACTGTTGGAGAGACGAATATAGAAATAGCCAAAAATGATATTAACGTATAACCAAATAATAGAACAATTTAGAGTATTTGCTAACTTGCATAAGCAGATACAAAACTTTGGTAATGGTGATTTATTTGAAATAGTAGAACATAATCAACTAGCTGATTTTAACTATCCACTGTTTTGGGTAGCTGACCAGCCTGCCACTTTAGGTGATGGAACTTTCACTTGGAATTTTAATATAATGGCTATGGATTTAGTTAATAAAGATGAGACTAATGAGAATGATGTAAAGAGTGATATGTGCCAGGTTTTACTAGATGCTGTAGCATACTTTGAACAACAAAATATTTCTAGTAGTTTTATAGATTGGAAGAAAATAAATTTAGTTAGAGGTTCTACTTTGAATAGTTTCACAGAAAGATTTGAGGATGAGCTTACTGGTTTTGGAATGAATATAGGTTTTAAAATGCCTTTTGCTTACGATAAATGTGATATACCAATAAATTAAATATGGCTTTAATATACAATAAAAATAGAAAAAAAGGATTATTTTATATACCATCTGGAGGTTTTGGCCCTAGTGTTAGTGCTGCATTTGCTTATAGTAAATCCTCTTTTAATCAGGCTGAAGCAGATCCAACACCAACTATAACAGGAACTGCTGGAGGAACTTTTAATGCTTCCTCTGGTTTAGTGTTTGTAGATACAGGAACTTTCAATAGTTCAACAGGTCAAATTGATTTATCTGCTTCTACTATTGATAGTCATATCATTACATATACTGTTGATGGAGTTCAAAGCGGTCAAACAGTAGGCATCACAGCCGCACCTTATCAATCCACTAGGTCATTTAGCTTTGATGGGGTAAATTCTTATTTCAATGTTGGTACAGGAATTGGAGATTCTTTTGGTAATGGTTATACAGGAGGGCTTTCTGTTTCTTTATGGTTTAAAGCAAATACAACTAGCGCGGATGATGGTTTAATTTGGTTTTCTTCAAATCCTTCAAATTCACACGGCAGTTTTAGTTTAAATATTTCAGCAAACAGAATAAGAGTGAGAAATGTATCAAGTTCAATAATAACTTTTACAGATACTACATCTTGGCATCATTTATCTGCTGTGATGGATTCTTCAGCGGCTACTACAGGAAAAATTTATTTAGATGGTGCTTTACAGTCTGCATCTTTTAGTTATAGCAGTATTAATTTATTAAGCAATGTTTTATACATAGGAACTTATTATAATACTTCTAGCTGTTTTGATGGTAATATAGATGAGGTTTCTATTTGGGATTCAGCTTTAAGTAGTTCAGCAATTACAGAGATTTACAACAGTGGCGCGCCAAATGATTTAGAAAGTTTAACTAATGCAAGCTCTAGTAATCTAGTAGCTTGGTATAAAATGGGAGAATAGATGTCAACAGAATTTTACAATCGTAACTTTAGGATGCCTAAAAGCAGCAACTCAAGCAAATTGTCAAACTATTCTATGAGCTTTGATGGGAGTTCTGAAAGGATAACAGTTCCTTATAGTGATATATTTAATCAATCAGTGTATAGTTTTAGTTTATGGATTAATAATAGTTCAAATTCTGGAGTTTCAGATGATGGAATAATCACTGCTGATACTTCAAATAGAGGCTTTGCAATACTTCAAGACAATCAGACATTGAAATTTAATCCAAACATTTTGGGAGCTACTGGGCAAATTGACACATCAAATTTTTTTAACACAATTGATACTTGGATTCATTGCGTAATCACATTTGATGGTACTAATTTAATTGTATATAAAAATGGAATAAGTGTTAATACATCAACAACAGGAAATAGAAACTTAAATGCTAACAATAATAATTTGACGATAGGAGATAGTCAAATCGTTGCTGGCAGAGAGTTTAACGGCAAACTTGACCACGTTGCAATCTTTGACTATGCTCTTTCAAGCTCACAAGTTACTAGTTTGTATGGTAACTCTACGGATGGAGTAGGTAATCCAATGTCGCTTTCTACAAAGCCAGTAGCATACTACAAAATTGGAGACAAAGCAGCTTTTAACGGTTCAGAGTATTTAGTTACAAATGCAGCTAGTGAAGTTTACAGTCCATACGGTTTAAATTTTGACTCTGCAAGTAGTGATTATATAGACTGTGGAAATTCTACTAATTTAAGAATAACTCCAAATTTAACTATTTCAGCTTGGTTTAAAACCTCAACAAGTCAGATAGGTAAATTTATTACTAGAGATGGTTTAGCATCAGCAACAAGGGATTATGCATTGTATCAAAATGGAACTAATTTACAGTTTTGGGTTTCACAAAGTGGAAATATTACTGAAACAATTTTAACATCAACAGGTTTTACTGCTAATGATGGAAATTGGCATCACGCAGTTGGTGTATGTAATGGAACAAATATAGAATTATATATTGATGGAGTTTTAAATGTTTCAGGAACAAACTCAATTTCTGGAATAAATACATCTACATATATAAATGAAATAGGTTCAAGAACTACAGGAACAAGTAATTTTTTTAATGGACAGCTTTCAAACATATCTATTTGGAATGCAGCTTTAACTTCATCACAAGTAACAGAACTTTATGGGAGTGGAACTCCTACAAATCTCAATAATCACTCAGCTTATTCAAGCTTAGTTAGCTGGTGGCAATTAGGGGAAAACAGTTCTTTTGATGGTACTAACTGGACTGTTTTAAATGAGATTAGTACTGGACCGAATGGAGTTTCAGCAAATATGACAGAAGCAGATTTAGTAAACGGAGTAGGAACAACAGCAAATGGCTTAAGTAGTGGAATGGGAGGTGCTGATAATATTATTGGAGATGCTCCTTACAGTACAGCAAATGCCATTAGTTATGGTATGGGCGTTGATGCTTTATCAACAGATGTGCCAAGTTAAAAATATTAAAAAATAAAAA